GCGAAAGATGCAGATACCGACGAGCATAAACATCAGCAGAACGCAGCAGCAAAGCAGTCAAAACCATCACCTACACCTGAACAGGTTCTAAAAGCATTCACTGACGCAGCATTGCAGAAAAACACCGTGGAAGAGCTTAAACAGGCGTTCGCCAAAGCGTGGAAGATGCTCGAAGGCACACCGGAGCAGCACAAAGCGCAGGACGTTTACAACATCAGACGAGACGAATTAGAAGGAGCTGCTGCTTAATGGCACATTCGATTACTGTAAGACTAAACAAGCCCGCAAGAGAGTTTCAGACCGGGGAAAATATCGGATTCAACATCCGTGCTGGCGTTCAGTATTACGATCGCCAGACAAAAAAGAAAGAATGGACAAACTACAGCGCCGTTGTATTTGCCAAGCCGGGAGCGCAAGCGGATTACTACCGTAGTGTTCTTGTTGAAGGTGGCATTGTGGAAATTACCGGAGAAAACATCAGGGTTGATGTTTATCAGGGGCAAAATGGTCAATCAATCACTCTTGAATTACTGAATGCAAAGATTGGATTTGCAGCTTCAGGAAATGGCCCGCAGCAGCAAAGTAGTAACCAGCAGAACACTCCTGTATACGACGATTCCATCCCATTCTGATTTAGAAAAATAAGGATTTAATTATGCCAGCGCCTCTGTATGGTGCGGATGACGCGCGCCGCTGTTCCGGCAATTCCGTATCGGAGGTGCTGGATAAATTCAGAAAAAACTACGATCGGATAATGTCGCTACCGCAGGAAACGAAAGAGGAAAAGGAATTTCGCCATTGTATATGGCTTGCAGAGAAAGAAGAACGCGAGCGAATTTACCAGACATCAATCCGACCATTCCGCAAAGCCACATATACCCACTTCCCTGAAATTGACCCGCGCCTGCGTAATTACCGCTCACGCTATGGCGCTATCAGTAATGACTGAGGAATTTACCATGAGAGGACTTGCATACAATCCCGGCATTCTTCCGGCAGAAATGATTATTCGCCAACGCGTAAAGCCAATGCCATCGAGAGAGTAATTGCTTAAGAGAAAGAGTTTCGGTTCTGTTAATGACAACAAATATCTGAATGCTATGTGGCGGAGTGGGAAAAAATGAAACAAATGTCACTAATTGAGATGGATGGTTTTCTGAAAGGTAAATGCATCCCACGAGATCTAAAGGTTAACGAAACAAACGCTGAATATCTTGTCCGTAAGTTCGGTGAACTTGAATCAAAACTGGAAACGGCGTTGCGGGAGTGTCGTTCTGCTGGAATCACGATTGATAACCTTGAGGCCAAGTGCGCGGCGCTGGCAGCGGAGAGTGCGGGGATGAAGAAGTTCTGCAAAGACGCTGCATTCGATGCCGATTACGAAGCAGAGCTAGGTATGGAGCGTGGTTTATTCAGTGATGCGCTTAACGAAATCAAAACCCCAGCCACCGATGCTTTCCTGGCTGAAGTACGTGCGGAAGCACGCAACGAGGGTATTAACTATGCCGCAAGCCGTCTTGCTGCTGCTTTCAACCACGGATTTATCAATAAGTCTTTACGTGAAGTTTTCGATGTTACGCGCATGATTCTGTCAGCGAAAGAAGAGTTGGCTAATGAACCGCATCCGATTGATGGCCTGTCTGGTGAATATGCGGAGAAATCCCTTGAAGAATGGGCGGAACAGATTCGCAAAGGAGGCAACCAGTGAGCAAGATTGACTATCAGGCACTGCGTGCCAAGGCAGAAAAAGCAACGTGTGGTGTATGGTCGCTCGAATATGGAGAGAGCCGATTTGATTGTGATGATGCGTTAATTCATCGTGAAGTTGTTGGATATCTTCCCATTTGCAGAATTGAAGGAGCACATCCAGAAAGCGGTTTCGATGAAGATTTCCAAATGGAACAGCAGGCCAATGCTGAATTCATCGCCGCAGCCAATCCGGCTACTGTGCTGGCATTACTGGATGAACTGGAAAGAAACCAGCAATACATCAAACGCCGCGATCAGGAGAACGAGGAAATTGCGCTAACGGTAGGGAAGCTGCGTGTTGAGCTTGAGGAAGCAAAATCAAAACTCAACGAGCAGCGTGAGTATTACGAAGGTGTTATCTCGGATGGGAGTAAACGTATTGCTGAACTGGAGAAAAGCGAAGAGCAACTCATTAACGAGCGTGACCATGCTGAGTCTGCTTTAGCTGATATGTACTTCGCAACAACCGGGGATAGGCCTGAGTGGAGTAACTGTTTCAGTTTTTCAGATGCTGTCGATGCCGTAGTTGACAGAATTGCTGATTTAGAAGCCAAACAGCCATCGCCAGTAGTACCGGAAGAAAAACCAATGCCTAACCCTCTTAGCATGTACACAGTTGATGCTGTTGCAGCTATTGCAGAGGTGAGAGGCTGGAACGCCTGCCGTGCAGCCATGCTTAAGGGAGATAAATCATGATTAATCGAACCAAACTGGAGCACATCCTCGAGTATGCCAGGCAGCAGAGGCGCTTTGGCCAGCTTTGTAAAATTCTGCCAGGAGATATGGTTGAAATCGTGGAGATTGCCATGCGTAAGACTGGCAACTCTCCGGTAAGTCCGGGTGGTTGGATAAGCTGTAGTGAGCGAATGCCCGCTCAAGATGATTGGATTTTAATTTATTCAAAGCACGGTGAGTATATGGCAGGACAGGTACAAGAGGAATACGTGGAGTTGAGCGACGGCACTTTATCGTGGTTAGGGAACGCCTTGTACTGGATGCTGCTACCAGAACCGCCGCAGGGAGTGAATGATGAATTGGCCTGAAGCATTCACCGCTGTAGGAGTTGCAATCGCGGTGGCATTTATTCTGTATTCGCTTTTCCGCTGGGGATAAAGGAATGTTCGCTCTGATTCAACGTGGTCAGATATACACCGATAGCGCCGGCTACCCGATAAAAATTCTTCGCTGCATAAACAACACTGTGTTGTACAGAAGAATGGATGGGCGAACACAGTCGGTAAAAATAAACGATTTTAATGAACTGTTTGAACGGATCGATCACCAGGAATACCGACAAATTCTGGCTGAAACAGAGCAGGAGAACCATCTGAAAAAATTACGCGCCATGCAAAGGAGATAAACCGGTAAAGGTGTTCGCGATAAAGGTGAATATCGGCAATGAATAACAATCCTCGCACTGACGGGGATTTCTTTTATCTGAACTCGCTACGGCGAGTTTTGTTTTATGGAGATGATTATGGCCTGTTCAACATTCAACCCTTTAACGTTACAGAAATACCAGCCAGACCCTGAAGATTTATGCTCACTGTGTGGCGGAAATCATGGTAAAGCTGCCATGATCGAATGTAAGGACAAAATCCACATATGCCTTAATTGCGTTGATGTCCTCGTTGATATCAAAAATGAAAGAGAAGATAAAAAGCGTAGCGAGGCTATTCGCGCCTTAGATTCATGGATGCGAGATGGGTATAGTGCTGCGCAAATTTATGACTTAGCCATTTCAAAAGGCGAAATACCAGGTGTGCGAATCGAATAAGAAGCGCACTCAAGCATCTTTTGGGGAAATCACAAATGCACTTCCGAGTCACAGGTGAATTGAATGGAGAACCATTCAACAGAGTTATCGAAGCAGAGGACATCAACGACTGCTATGACCACTGGATGATATGGGCGCAGATAGCACATGCAGACGTAACCAATATTCGAATTGAAGAACTGAAAGAACACCAAGCCGCCTGATGGCGGTTTTTTATTGCCTGATTTGCAGGTTCGATTCCCTATTCGGAGATAGCACTCATGCAACACGAACTACAACCTGATTCACTGGTTGATTTGAAATTCATCATGGCTGATACTGGCTTTGGTAAAACCTTCATCTACGACCGGATTAAGTCCGGCGACCTGCCTAAAGCCAAAGTTATCCACGGTCGAGCAAGATGGTTATATCGTGACCATTGTGAATTCAAAAATAAGCTCTTAAGCCGCGCTAATGGGTAAAATAGCGGGTAAAATATTTCTCACATCTAAAAAATACCATTCTAATCAATCCCCTGCCACTCTAAGTAGATGTCTGCAGGGGACACCAGATACCCTTCAAACGAAATCTACCTTCACCCCGTAAAAGATAGGTTTGGCAGCACACTTGCCTTATATCTACTCATTTTTACTGCAACAGGTTGAAATCTCAGCACTGTCAGAAAGCGCTGATGACTAAACAGCCCTGGGCCGGGCGATGTAACCATCACACAGAATCCTGATAGCGAAATATGGCGTGACTCGATACTTCACTCCGCAATGCATTCCTTGATGAATTCGCAGGACCGTGATACACGGGACAGGTCGCTGAATGACGACAATGTCCTGGAAATCAGCGAACCGCGCATCTGAAGTACATTTGAGCGACTGTACCAGAACATGAATGAGGCGTTTGGATTAGGTGATTATTAGCAGGGCTAAGCACTTTAGTATTATTATTTTCCGGTTGAGGGATAGGGAGATATCGACAACAACCGGAAAAGTTTACGTCTATATTGCTGAAGGTACAGGCGTTTCCATAACTATTTGCTCGCGTTTTTTACTCAGGAAGAAAATGCCAAATAGCAACATCAGGCAGACAATACCCGAAATTGCGAAGAAAACTGTCTGGTAGCCTGCGTGGTCAAAGAGTATCCCAGTCGGCGTTGAAAGCAGCACAATCCCAAGCGAACTGGCAATTTGAAAACCAATCAGAAAGATCGTCGACGACAGGCGCTTATCAAAATTTGCCACGCTGTATTTGAAGACGGATATGACACAAAGTGGAACCTCAATAGCATGTAACAGCTTCACTAATGAAATAATCCAGGGGTTAACGAACAGCGCGCAGGAAAGGATACGCAACGCCATAATCACAACACCGATAAGTAATGCATTTTTTGGCCCTACCCGATTCACAAAGAAAGGAATAATCGCCATGCATAGCGCTTCGAGTACCACCTGGAATGAGTTGAGATAACCATACAGGCGCGTTCCTACATCGTGTGATTCGAATAAACCTGCATAAAAGACAGGAAAAAGTTGTTGATCAAAAATGTTATAGAAAGACCACGTCCCCACAATAAATATGACGAAAACCCAGAAGTTTCGATCCTTGAAAACTGCGATAAAATCCTCTTTTTTTACCCCTCCCGCATCCGCCGCTACGCACTTGTAGATTCAATCTGTCAATGCAACACCCCTTTCAATTATCTCTTTCGGTG